AGGTTCGATCACTGACCCATTCGGTGGTCAGAGGTTCTTTACTGCCGACGATCCTGCGAAGGAACTGTTGGGGGGAGTCTTGCCTCCTTCGGTGGGGATGATTGCTACTGCTGCCAAGGCTATTCCTACTGCTGACTGGGAAGCTCTTGGTAGTGTGATCCCTCAGTTTATCCCGAACGGTATTGCAATTAGCAAGGCCATCGGAGTCCTTCCTCAGTTGCCATTCAGTCTGGGTATGCAAAGAAACTTTGCTGACTGGTCTAACATGAAGGACGGTAAGGTTCCTTACTACAAGGCTGACGGTAGGTTCTTGGGTTACTTCAATGCAAGTGAGACAATTCTTAAAGGACTTGGGGCAGATATGTCGAAGTTCAAAGAGTCGTCTGAGATCAGTGCATTCATGTTGAAGAACCGAGAACAGATGAGGGACTCGAGAAGACAGTGGATTGCTTCAGTGTTGGCTAACGATGTGGCTCAGGCCGAGCGCATCAAGGCCAAGTTCGAGAAGAAGTACGGTATGCCTTTGACTGTAACGAAGACACAGATGAAGTCAGCTATCAAACTGAGGGACGAAAGCGTGGTGTCTCGTATCGCTTCGGGTACTGAGGTGGGTAGTCGAGATCAGTTCATGGCTACTGTCCCTGAGAATTACTTTGATAAGGCTGCTGAGACTAGGGTTAGTGCTGAATCTGCTAGATACATCTGGGCTAACCTCAATTCGTCAGCCAACCCTGCGGAGATGAACAAGCGAGAGTTGACTCACATATATCAGGAACCCCAGTGATACCGGGGATACCAGACCTTCTTCTCCTTTGGCGAGAAGGATCGTAGATAAAAGAAAGGGAGACACTGGAATGGCTGGTACTGCAAAAATTGCCGTAATCTCCTGCACCCATTGTCCCTTCATGCCCCCTGAGACGAAGGAGTGGGTGCTCAACACCCTGTCCGATATCAAGGGTCTGACCCACTTCGGCCACCTCGGTGACCTCCACGAGGCCAGTGCTGGCTCGGTCCACCCTCACGAGTACAGCCATACTCTCGAGGATGAGTACGAATCCAGCCACAATCTGCTGTGCTCTCTGAAGGCCGTACTGCCCCCCTCCTGCCATCGCTGGGTCAATATGGGGAACCATGACGATAATCTTCTAACAAGCGATCCTAGGCGGGTTCCTCGCTCTCTGAGGGGCCTTGTGGATTGGAGACGACATCCCGAGTGGGGGGCTGAGTTCAGAACATGGCACTGGGTCCCCTATGAGAAGTCTCTCAAGGGGTGTTACAAGGTGGGGCCGTGTATTTTCTACCACGGGTTTGATGCGGGCCAGTCGTCGGATGAACTGGAGGCTCTCCAGTTCGCCAACTTCCTTGGGGGGTATCCGCACCTGCTGCTTGTAAGGGGCCATACTCATCGCCCTGTTCCCCCCACTCAGTGTCGTCGGACAAAGAGTATTCCTTTGCCGTGGCACTATGCTAATGTAGGTACGTCGGGTCCTCTGGCTCCTAGCTGGATGAAGAGGCGCGACACCTCGCAGTGGGGTACTGCGATGCTGGTCATTGAATGTAAGGTCGATAGGTTGTCCCGGCTCAACGGGATCAATTGGTCTGCCGAGTTGTTGGAGATGCCATGAAACGAGACCCGGCTGATGCACTTTGTGATTTTCTTCACAAACAAATCAAGGGTTGGGCTATCGAATGGAATCTCGATAAGTACACGGTCATAGGTGTGCTGGAAGAAATCAAAAACGAAATCATCTGGTCCGACGGTCCCGACAACATCCTCGATGTATGTGATGATGAAGAAGACTGCGAAGAAGATGATGAATAATGGAAATCGAATACAAGACTGCGACTGCGGCCTGCGCGAAGAATTTGAGAAGATAAAGCAGGAAAAGGAAAGGGAGTGTCAGGCCAAGCTCCAAGAATGCAGGAAGTCCTTCAAAGAAAAAGATCGTCAGATGAACGATCTAAAGAAGAAGCAGACTTGGTTCCTTGTCTTGATTGTGGTTGTCGCAACCATCCTTGGGAAAGAAACGGTTGACAAGATTACCTCTTGGCTTGAATCACTCAACAGTCTCAAGAGTGGTGTTGAGCAGTTCACTTCCCAAGCTGAAGAAGAACCCTACGAACATAGATACCACAGCGGCGGTGGCATAGTTCCTGCCCCCGGTGCGATTGCTCTGCTAACTCTTGCTGGCGTTGCAGGTGTGCGTCGAAGGAGGCGGTGAGGTTTGAGGGTACTGGTGGCTTGTGAGTTCAGTGGTGCTGTCCGCAATGCATTCCTTGCTCGAGGACATGACGCTGTTTCTTGTGACCTGCTTCCTTCGGAAACGCCAGGACCTCACCATCAAGGCGATGTACTTGAGATACTTGATGATGGCTGGGATATGATGATTGCCCATCCTCCCTGCACATACCTGTGCAACTCGGGACTCCACTGGAATAACAAGAGACCCGAAAGGAATGCGCTTACCCAAGAAGCTCTTGAGTTTGTACGCAAGCTACTCGATGCTCCCATTGAACGCATCGCTCTCGAGAATCCTGTTGGGTGTATCTCCACCCAGATCAGACGATGGGATCAAGCCATTCAACCTTGGCAGTTTGGTCACGGCGAAAACAAAAGAACCTGCCTATGGTTAAAAAACCTACCTCTCCTAAGCCCCACTCAAGTTGTGGAGGGTAGGGAAAATAGGATCTGGTTGATGTCCGAGTCGCCTGACAGGTGGAAGAAACGAAGCCTGACCTACCACGGGATCGCTGAAGCTATGGCTGATCAGTGGGGGGATCTTCAGAACAAACCATGTCAGCTTTTGTTTGACTGGTTTTAGATTTGTAAAGTTTCTTTAGTTCCGAGCAGGCAACCACTGGACCTAAGCGTGGATCTTTGTACAGGTAAACCTGATTGCCTTTTCCTGCATGATACTTGATGTGACTTATGACATGCTTTTGAAGCATGGTATCAAGAACGTGATTGTGCCAGTATTGCCACAAGCCCTGTCTTCCTTCTCGTTTACGGAAAGACCATAGTTTTTTTGGACGCATACCGAGGTATGTGTGGACCAAGGTTCCGGTTTCTTCGATGTCAACGATGTAAGTTTTTTCCAGAGCTTTTTCTAGGTTCATGGTGTCACTCGCTTGGCTGCTTCGATGAGATCATCGAAGCGTGGGCGGGGCAGATGCGCCACCAGTACAGGCAGGGTGAACTTGAGTTCAGGATCCTTCTTGGATGTAACGACAACGGTGGCGTACTTCGTGCCGGGTGTCACGCTAATGGAAACGGTGCGGTCAAATATCGTATCTGTCATGGCACATAACCTCTCTTTTTTCTCCGAACTTTTCTCTGGCTTCAATGTCTTCAACGCCCTTCCATGAACTACGGAAGTCCTTGATGTTCAGGTGCTGGTAGCAATCGTCTTCTGAAGTAAGGACTTGCTTGAGGGCACTACCGTAGCCGTGTGTCTGGGCAAGCTCAATAACCTTCTCGAAGGTATCCTTAATCTCATTCATATTATCTGTCTTGATATCGAATGAGTGCCTGTTCACCTCCAGAAAGGTGACGGTGTAGGTCTTTCTGCGTGTCGAGGGGAACACCTCGTTCTTTACAAATTTACCCATAGTTGTATTACTTTCTCCGGCATGATTCTGAGCGCAGCCGGGTGTCTTCTTGGAATCAACCTCTTTGCCATCCAAGGTTTTATTTGATAAGGAACTGACGAAGAGATCTTTGCAATGACCTGCTTGCTCAATCTCGTGTGGTAGCGGGGGCTGCTCTTCTTGAGCGTGGTTATTCTTGGAGTACACTCCCCCACCCAAGTGACAGGGTGGGCATCCCCTTCGTAGTGAGATACCCACCCGTCATGTGACCCCTCATCTAGGACGGTACTAATCAACAACCAGTACTTGCATCCACCCAAGTGTGGTTCTTGGAATAGGCCGACCTTAGATCTATTTAGTTTGACAGGTCTGGACTTCCTGTCAGTTGTGACCCCCTGCAAACATATAGATCCATTGATGATGAGGTCCAACGCATCTCCCTCAACCCAGCTTCTAGCATCCTTTGCCTTCAACAAGATTGATGTGGGAGATTCTTTAGTCACTTGGAACTCCAAGGTAAGATTTAAAAAAAATTCCTCCGTTGTCGATAGGGGTATTCCGCTGGAGGAGTACGGATTGAAAGGAGGCCAACACGTACAAGGATAACCATAAAAAAGACGTGCAGCATGTACACCACATCGTGATGATTCCCCGAGGTATGACTAAGTACCTAGGCTCGAACAACTCACCCTTCATGAACGAAAGACTCCGGGGTCCGTGTTAGGGAACCCCGGAGCCGTACAGTGGGGGGAGCTTGTTTAGCCAGAGAGTCTCTGGGTCAGGTATTCGGTCTTGTAGGTACGAGAGCCTCGAGTATTGTACTGGCATCGGCACATGACTGCAATGGGTGTGTCTCCACTAATTGCAGTATCTGCTTCCTCCATGGCAAGCTGAGGGTTGCTGGCCGACTTGCCGAGAATGGTCTCGAGGTGGCCCTTCAGACGCTTGGTCTCGATCTCCTGCTTGATCTTGGAGCCATCCACGGTGATCTTGCTGGGGTCAGCAGCCACGCGGATGGGTGATCCTTGGAAGGTACGAGGCTCTTCTGAGCCGGGATCGTCGATCATCTGGTAGGTGAACTGGCACATGAAGCCGGGGATCTCCATACCATCTGACTGACGGAACGCTGATGATTCGACCTTCATGCCAGTCACGAAGACTTCCCAGTCACCAGCTTCAGGCCACCAACCAAGGCCGCCATGGCCGTTGTCAGCTTGAGCATTCTCGAAGTCGGACTGGAACTGAGCGAACATAGACTTTACGGTGTTATCAATCGCCACGATTATTTCTCCTATATTATTGAAAGAGTGGCTAGTTAAACGGCGGATCTGCCCGCCCCATTAGCGGGCAGTATTCGCCTTGTCGAAGGCAGTCTCTAAAGCATCCCAAGCATTTACTGAAGGAAGTTCTACCTGTGTCAGAGGGGATAGAGTCCTTGTCTTGGTGATGCCTTCAAGCTTTTCATTCTCGAAAGCAGCGGTGTGCTTCCGAACTTTTTCTGTGTGTTTGATCTTTCTCTTGATGGTCTTTCCGTTGACGGTCACTTCCTTCTCGACCTCAACTTCCTCGACCTTCCATTCAGCAATGACGGGGATGACCACATCAAACATCGGGAAGAGTCGAGCGTACAAACCATCGGACAGCATGATGCGGTACTCCTCAACGTGCTGCTGATCTGAGATTGGAATGTGCTTGCGTGACAGGTGGCAGGTGAAGATGACACCGTACCCATGCTGACGCAGGGTCACAGCAAACTCAATCAACGTATCGAAGAGTCGTTCCCAACCCAGTCGTCCGTCTACTTCTCGGAACGTTTCTCTGCCGTACATCTTTGCAACGTGAGGGCGGAGAAGTCTGAGTGCTTGCATGATTGTGTCCAGCACCACAGTCTTGGGCCGGGGCTGGTTCGAGGTGGCAAGCTGACAGAGGGCCTTCTTCTTTTCTTCGATGTGGTCCCATGTAAGAACGATGGGGTTGCCTGCTTCATCGACTGGCCTACCATCAGGTCCCGCAACCGGGAACATAACTGCTTCACTGTTAGGGCAAACACTTGGTGTCTCGTCGAGGTTGAGGATGTAAGCATCAGGGTTTGACTGCATGACAAACGACTTGCCTGCACCCGACTCACCCACGAGAAGCCCGAAGGTTTTGCCGAGGGGATACTGTGAATTGCCTGCTACTTTACCCAGTGATGGGTACTTGTTCTGGGCTGTTGACCCAGTTGCTAGTGTGTGTGACATTGTTTTCCCTAGTCAAAGAGGTTGTTGGCTTGATCAACTGTCATGTTGAGATAGCCCGGTGGTAGGTCTTGTGTTTCGTCGAGGTCTATTGCTTGCCCGACTTGGCTACGTTCGATTGGTTTACTCATTCCTTCTGGCAGCTTGATCTGGGTGACTCTCTTGAATGTGATTCCCAGTGCTACAAGCCATCCTTCAAACGTAGTCATTGAGACCGTTGAGTTGTAGGTGTCTTTGAACTTCTTGAGTAGCTCTAGCTTTGAGTCGATTGTTTCCCCCTCGAGGAGCATCAAGATCTTGGGTAGAATTACTACCTTTAGTATCTCATCCTTGAAGCAATCGAATGGGTTCCTGTGCCACGTAGTTGGCTTGACTTCTTCTTCCGACATGGATCATCTCCATGGGCTTACTCCAAAGTCACTCGTTCAAGAAAGAAGCATGGATGCCGTCCCCCATATTGGGGTCGTCTCTATCTCTCACGATGAACCCTTCTGACTCTATGATCTGCGGCCACTGCTTGACCGGATTGGTGATGAAAGAGGCGTAAGGGCTGATGCGACCCATAAAGGGTGCAACGTCTCCGACTAAGAAGTTACCCGGTACTGGTGCGTTGTTCCTGTACTTTCTGATGGAACTGAGTCGGTCACTATACATCATAAGCTGGTCGTGGTCAAGTAGGGTACGCTTACCAGTCCACGATATATTCACTGGCGGGTCTGTCACCCGCTCAGGTTGGAGGTGCTCGTAGCCATTGATACCATGGTACCACTCAATACACCGTTCCCTGTAGTTATCTGGGTGTGGCTCCCCGGTGAACACCTTCTTGTTCTTGGGTTCACCTTTACGTGGCCCTGACTTGAGGGGGGTGGTGTCGATAGTGAAGGGCCTATCCGCCATACCAAACTTGATGGTGGGCTTGGAGATGGCGATGTGCTTCACGCCCCCAAGCTCGCAGTCACTAGGGATATCCAGTGCGTGCTGAAGCTGTCCATCCATCATGAGATGCTGGGCAATCGCAAAGTAATGCTGAGTCTGGAACTCCCATGGGCACATCTGCAATCTCTGGTGGGGGGAGCCAGCGCAGGTCTTGAAGTCCACGATCCACAGCTTGTTGTATGGCTTGTCGTAGAGCAGGAGGTCTGGCTGGGCTACACAATCCCCGTGCTTGAGGAGAAGCTCCTGTCCTACGTGGATGAACCTGTCGTTACAGAGGTGCTCCTTGAGGGTTCCCAGATCTGAGTTGATGGTGACTGTCAGGGCTGCCTCGAACCACGCCTTGGTGACAAGGAAGTCTGTCTCCTCCCGGTGGAGGATCTCATGCATCTTGTCGTTGGAGGTGCCCATGGCTTTGAGTTGCGCCTTCAACTCATCCAGTCGTCTGTTGAGAAGGGTGTAGCAGTTGGCCACACGATCATCCTCACTCAACGTGATGAAGGAAAAGAAGTGGTGAACCCACGTACCACGAGAGAGAGCCTCGCTGTACTGAAGAGCTTTCACCAAGCCTAGCCTGCGGCAAAGGTAGTAGGTGAAGGGGCAGCTTCTTGTCATCCGGTAGTCGGAGGACCGGATCATTGGCTGCCTGTCTACCAGTCCGAACGACTCGAGGTAGAGCATAGCTTCAGGGCTTGTTCGATGTTCGGGTTGTTTCACACTCTCTGTTTCGGGGGGCATAGTCTCTCCTTACGGTGCGTTGTCTTCAAAGTCTTGGTAGTTCCAATCCTTCTCAACCTTGTCTTCAAGATCATTCTGAATCAGGTCAGTGACTTTCTTGGTCATGCTGCTGCTGAGTCCACCCATCCACTTGAAGTCTTCTTCGTCGATGTGTACATCAGTGACAGTGATGTCATTGCCATACTGGGTACCTCTGTCTGTATCTGCTGACCACTCTTCACAGGTAATGGTTGCGTGTGCGATCCCAGACTTTACTCCGTAGTCCATCCCTTCGTCAACAACCAACACGATGTCAAACGGGATTTCAATCTTCTTTTCTGTAGTCATGATTTGTCCTTATCTATAAACAGGAAGTAGGGTGCGGCCCACCGACCGCACCCTACGCCCCGAAGAGAGAATGAGATTCTTTATTAGTCAGTCTTGTTCTTGCAGTCTGCTTTGCAATCTGCTTTGCAGACACGTTCCATATCCTTACGGAGCGAACGGACCAGTGTGTAGTACACCAGTACCCATGCAATGAGAGGTGCGCTTGTCGTTTCAGCCACTCTAATAAGTGTTTCGGGTTCCATGTTTACTTGCCTTTTAGTTTTGTAAAAAATGAAATGACTTGTTCTTTAAATGCCATGCCTGCACAAAACGAAACACCTGCAAGTAGAAGCATGAACCAGACAGTGCCAAGGAATCCTGAGAAAGTTGCGAGGGTAATCACTTCTTCTTCTCCGTTAGGATTTGTGTTACCACACGGTACGTCCATGCGGCTGAGATCATTCCGGTGAGAATCACCAGCGGATAGAATATCAGGTCGTCGTACTTCGCAACCATGTATCCTAGGATTACAAGTATAACTCCGCCCACGCTTGGGTACCAGCCCTTCTGGCCTTTGGTGATCACAAGGAGCACCATCCCGGCTAGTAGGCACAGGCCACCTGATACGGACAGGACACTGAGCGGCTCACCTGATGCAGCATTGGTGACTGCATTGGCCGCTTGGTTTCCATATCCACCTATAGTGGGGGTAGTTTGACAGGCTGATAGAGCAAGACACAGGATAATGAATAGAGGTCTAGTCATTTTCTATGTTGTCTAGTCTGTCCAACATCTCGTTGAGACGACGCTCTAGCTCTTGGTCTTTTGCTGTGGCAAAGACCTGAAACTTCAGGAGATCAGTAGAGATCTGGGTGAGTTCTCTAATGTCTCGGCTGTTGAGGTCAAGCTGGTGAGTCTGCTTTCCTACCTGCATGAACATGCCAGCAACAGCAGCAAGCAGGAGGAAGGTCTGCAACCAACCAATGATCATCGGCCAAGGTTTTTCTGAAGGGCTACCCATGATTACGCAATGAACTGTCCGATGAAGTAACCATCAATATCACCATGAGATGATTGGGTAGGCATCATTGTAATCTCTGTTGTTCCTCGAACATCAATAGTAATCCCCCCACCAATGTAGGTGCTATTGGTAGAAGACAAAAGATTCAATGTAGCGTTTACGCCTTCAAGTGCGCCATCGTGATTAGCAAAGGTGAAAACAGAACTTACGTTATGAGTGCCCATAGGAGGAACGTTTGGACTGTCGTCGTCTGAATCTGTGCCGGGATTGACTACAGTAGACGAAAGAACTGGACAAGGAAAATAAACATTTGCCGCAGTCAAGCCACTAAAAACATCACCACTAATATTGGTTGTCACAAAACTATCAGACTGAAAAGGTCTCTTGCCAAGGACAGTAAAGCAACCCGGTGTGTCGTCGTTCTCAGCAGTCATTACCTGCCAGACTTTCAAGGTTGACCAACCATCTGAGTTGACTCTTTGATAGATACCACCAGAAGCAGGACTACTAGCTGCCATCGTATCAATAGCAATACGAGCGGTTTGTGTATCGCCAAGCAGAGTAAAGATCTCGCTTGACTTTGATCCAGTCATTGTCGATGTGGCAATTGATGGAAGGATTATCTTTGATTGAAATACGGCTGACATTTTATTTTCCTAGCTTATGAATTGACCAACATAGTAACCTGCAACTCCCAACGCACTACCTTCTTTTGTATAAAGAGTTACTGCTTTAGTTCCAGATACATCTACTACCGCAGGGCCAAGTATGTAAGTATCATAATTAGAAGATGTTGTAAACAAATTACTGAAACCAAAGTTATGTCCTTGGTTCTCACTAAAACCATTATTAAATGTTATGTTGGCGCCAACGTTGTGTGTTCCCGTCGGGGGCACATTAAATCCATCATCTGATGAACCATCATCTGTTTCATCAACACCGGGCCGAACTTGAGAACCAGACACCACGGTGCAAGGAAACCAAGCAACATTACTTGCTACCACCTCAACGTCATCATCTGAAATGTTATCTGTTGTGAGTGGGTGGGCTGTTGTGTTGTAGAGATTGCTAAGACCTAAAACTTGAGTTCTTTTGGCAAACGTAGCAGACGTTACTTTATTTGCTTCGTCGTTTACCACCAACCAGACAAGCATCCTTGACCAACCAGAGGAATCAATTTTTCTATATGGGCCGGTAGCAGTAGGTGTTGCTCCAAGATCTTCTACAATACTTTTATCGCCAGAAATCCGATCATCTTCTACGCCAGTCTGGCTGCTCAGTACAAATAGCTCACTACAATTTTCCTTTTGGAAAGTTGATGTTTTTACCGAGGGCAAAATTGTTTGGTTGAAAAGTGGAGAGGCCATGTTTAATCCATCAGTCCCGTATTGATTAGGAGCCTAGCAGCCCACTCACCTGTAGCCCTACGCTGGGCAATCGTGGTGCATGGCATGAGATAAATGGGCACTTCATATTCTAAGGTCAACCTCATCAATGCGTCAACAGCTATCCCCGGATTGAACTTGGGACCGGGGATATGTATACGTGCTGATTGTACCTTATGAATCTCGCCCTCAAATAAAAGAATAGGATATTTAAAGTTATCCTTAAGTCTCTTGAGGCAGTCGATAAACCTCGAGCGGCTGGCTGTCGTCAGGCAGTTCTGGGCTATCTCGCTGATGGAGCCTTTGCGTTCTATTCCCCCCACGGTGTCGGCTCCCTTGATGAGGTAGTCGGCTGTGTCGAGTCGTGCCTTCTCTGTCGCTATCTTTATGGTGACCTGTGCTTTACGCTCGGGCACTTGGTGGGGGTTGAGCATGACAAGAGTAGATGGAAACGCTAGTGGTTTCTTCTCCCGGTCATCTACCAGTATGGTGATCTCTCTCTTCATGCCTGCATACTAGCGGACTATCTCCGTCTCGTAAAGGAGCGGGACCTCTCTACGAAATAGCTGCTGCAAATTACCCCAATAGCCACGATCACCAACCACTTCATCAACAGACTCCTGAATAATACTGTTCAAATTGTCTACATCTTTTGTCGGGCAGTCAAAATAAACTGCATCGTAGATCTGCAAGAACATCATAGGTCGGGGGCCTACCTTGTTGAGAGACGGGAGTCTCTTGGTCAACTGATGCTGTATGTGAAGTAGAACATTTCCTGCTGTGGTTTGAATGGGGAAGTTTACTACTTCGTTGATCTGCGATTTTACCTTGGGGTTGTACTTGGTCGAAGGAATTCTGCTGTGATACCACTTGTTTTTGTCCACCTCGAAACTGGTGAACGTGCGTGACTGTCCCGTAAAGGGGAGTGCGATGTATCCGTACTGCTCTGCTGCACAACACAGTTCGTACTGCCACTCGGTCAAGCCGGGTCGCTGGTCGTATCTGGTCTGAACGATGTTCTTGAAGAAGTCGATGGGCATAAGCTCACCGCACATCTCCACCACTGTGCGTTGCATACGGGGTGCGGATGCAAGGAAGAGGTCGGCAAAGTTCAGGGTCTTACCGATCTGTCTCCACTTGTTCTTGAAGTCAGGCTCGTCTTGAATGTGCTGACCAAAGA